AAATATTCTATCTAGAGTTCAAGGAGTGACTGCCACAATTCAGGTGGATGCCTTGACTGGGGACGAGGCTGTAAACATCAGAAGTAATACTCCTGGAGCCGCTGGAGCCCTAGAAATCATGGCTAGTTCCATGGTCGGAGTATCCAAACTTAATTTCGAAATCAAAAAGTACGAAATAATCCAGAGACCCCAACGTGTGGTCATCTATGAGATAAGACCTAATGAGGTTCTTATTGAAATTCCAGCTATCGTACCAGCTTTGAGACGTACTCTTAAAGGGTCGCATCACCTTCATGCTGATTCGACTCTGGAAGCTCCCGTACCTCCTTCAAATGGAATTTGGCAAGGTTCTTTCCTTTATGATACTTCTGGTTCTCAACAGACTTTTACCGTGAGTAGACAGAAAGCTCTTACTGAAGAAGTCCTCCAAAAAGGTAACGTCTATACGAAAGTAACGGTAGATGATACTGTAAATATTACAGCTCAAAGCGGTTTTATGGTATTTGGCTGGGGATTGGATAGCGAGGAACAACCTGTTCGTTTTAGAGGTATTCCTAATTCTAAAACTGTACTTTTGGACCCAAGTTATGTCTTTAAAAAGGACCAACCTATTGGAACTCCAGTCAATGTTATAGTTGACCAAAAACCATACAAGCCAAGACGGGACGGGACGGATTTAGCAATCTATTTAACTTCTCCCTCAGATGCCCGTGAAGTTGTACAGAAGATTCTAGCGTCTTTGGCCGCTGCTGGAGTCATTGTAAATTTTGTAGTGTTAGCTCCAGATTACATCTACCACATCGACAATCCGTACCTCAGTGATGACGATGCTGGTTAAAAGATGACCGTCTGAAAAATGATATAATTTTTAGTAGAGAGAGATTAAGATGATACTATCCAGAGTTAAATTTTATCCGCAAGAACGTATTGACCTTGAAGATTTTACAACCCTTCTTTCAGGTGCAAGAACTGATTCTAAGCTTTGGACTCAGCAGTTCCTTTCGGGTTCCAATTACATTTTAAAAGGTTTTACCGTTTCTGGTATCGGGCTCCAGTCTGCTACCATCGAGATGGACAATGCCACTCTTATTCTGGGTAATGGTTCTCAAGATTTCTCTTACTTCATCTCAGAAGACTCTCCTTCAGATATCACTGTTCCTGATGCTGACCTTGCTGATGGAGTCCGTAACTACTTAGAATTAGAACTAATTTATCAAGACGGTACTCCAATCGTTAAAGCTTTCTGGGACCCTTCTGCCAATGGTGGATTGGGAGCAGAATTCAACCAACAAGTAAATACGGTATCAGACCTTCGAATCCAAGCAGTTGTGGTTCAGGGTGGATTTACTGGACTCCCAAATCGAGTTCCTGTAGCTATCATTGATACTGATGGCTCTGGTATCATCAAAGTAATTCTTGACCGAAGAAATCTTTTCTTCCGTCTTGGTACTCCTGCCAACCCTGCTGAAGGCTTTACTTGGGCTTCTCAAACTGAACCCCCTTACTCTGTAAATCTTACAGGAGTCGTAGGTTCTTTCGTAGCCAATGAAACTGTTACCTTCTCAGGTGGAGCTACCGCTACAGTCGTAACGGGTGGAACTTCAAATATCACTATCAAGCTTCCTTCTAGTTTAAGCTTCGCAAGCGGTAATACTCTTACAGGTGCTACCTCTGGAGCTACTGGAACCGTTAATACTATAATTGAAAACTTCACTGGAGCTGATAAGGACATTGACGATGTTAGAGAAGCTCTTGCAGCTTTAATGACTGAGGTTCGAAGAGTCAAAGGAACAAACTTCTGGCATGAAATCGGAAGCGGTTCTATTTCTGGAATCAATAGCTTCCTAAATTCTGCAATGACTCCGTTCACTTCTTCTGCACGAATTAAGTGGGACGGAAGTAATTTTTATCTCTTAGACAACGCTCTTAATCCTCTCAAAGCCGATGTTCTGGCTAAGATTAGAATTTTCAATAGAAATAGTCAATTCAATCTTACTCGTCAAGATGATGGAAAAGAAATTCAAACAGTCAACTTTTCAGCAGTACCAGACAGTGGTACATTCACTCTTGAACAAGACGGTGATATCTCAGACGTTATTAACTGGGATGATGCAGCTATTGACATACAAAACGCATGTAATAACCAGTGGACTAATCAAGTTACTGTAACTGGTAACTTTTCGGATGGCTTTACATTCACTTTCGATTCTCCAGGTGGACCACAAGTTCAAATTACTGAAGACACTAACTCTCTTCTTGATGGGGTAGTGGCTGTAACTATCACCATTGATACTGTTAAAAATGGATTGGCTGGAATCGCTCCTATCGCAATCGCAGACGGAGAAGTTCTCTATCTAGAGATTCCTGCTGCTGGAGACCGTACTTATTCTGATGCTGGAGCAGGTGCTACTAACTATAAAGTGGCTTCATTCAGTACTTTTGTAAACAATGATACTAACTACTGGCTTGCTGTTCGAGAGGGTTCTCGCCTTATCGTAAGAGGTCTTGGAGAAGTTGGTATCGGTGAGGAAATCGGTCTCGCTTCCAGTGTACCTCAAAGCTTACTTAATATCATCGGTATTGCAAGCGTTACGTCTCCTCCAAACTATGCATCTAATATTCGTGGTACTCAGGGTGAGTCTCTTGTAAATCGCTTAAGTGTCTTAACTGACGCTATGGGTGATACTCAGGAAGACCGCTCCGCATTCCTTCGCTCAGATGATGTGGTTACTTGGACTGGTACTCAACTTGAGTTTACACAAGACATTATTTTAGAAATTATCAATAGCAAAATCGGTGGAGTGACTCTTCATACTATTGATGTTGGAGACTCTCCTCTAGTTTTAGCTGATGGAGAATCACTCTACGTTAAAGTTGACAGAAGTCAGGCTTCTGAAACTATCACTCTGATTAACAGTGGTGTAACTCCAATTCCTGCTCAAACACAAGCTAATGAAGATGTGTTTGTATTCTTCAAACGTATTGATGCTCTCGGAGCAGGTTATCTCCACATTCCTCTTCATAAACAGGTTCTTGAGCCTGGTCAGACTGTAAGACTTGGAGCTTCTGGTTCTGGTAGTGGTGAGGGTGACTCAATCGCTGGAGACCTTAAACGTAGACTTACTTTAAGTCCATTTGATTTCGTGATGCCAAACATCTTTGCAACAGATAAAGATGATAAAGTGGCTTTAGCTTCTACTGGAGAATTTAGTCCAGCTAAGAAAGCTTTCCAATTAGACCCAATCGGTGAGACTTTTGTTTCTACCGAAATGCTTGACGCAGATTTCCTTGATTTAGGAATTGATATCACTGAGACCGAACTTTACTTCTACTGGCTTGAAGGTTTTGTAGACCCTCTCGCTACTTATGAAGTTAGCCGTGACGGTGGAAACGAGTGGCAAGAAGTCACAATGTCACGAGTTAGCCCTACCTCTAATGCTTTCCAGGGATATCATATCTTTGATGAAGAAGCTGCGAATCAGAATCTTCAGGGATACCCCGTTGCTAACGCTGACTCAGCTCTAGTATTAAATGCTACAACTCTTCAATCACGAGCCCAATCATTTGTGGTAACTGATACTGAAGTAGTTAAGCAAGTTGAAGTGTATTTGAATAAGGTTGGAACTCCTACTGGTAAGTGGAAAGTTTCTATCGTTAATGATGATGCTGGAGCACCTTCTTTAAGTCCTCTTGATAATCTTGCTGAATCAGACCTTCAGAACGTATCTACGTTGTCTGCTGGTAATAATGCTGTTCTAGTTACTATCCCACAAATCGTATTGACTGCTGGTACTTACTGGTTGGTTTTTGAAACTGACGCTGATTATAAAGGTTCATTCTCTGCTGGAGTTCATGAACTTAATGTTCGGGGTGATACTTCTGCTCCTTCTGAGCCTGACTCTCAAACTTACAATGGTACTATTTGGGTAGCGGCTCTTAATACTGTATTGACTTATCAATTTAAAGGTCGTGAGCATAGCTTACTTGTTCGAGTTACTTCTGGAACAGGTAACGTCTTTATTCAAGCCTATGGTATCTACTACGGAGTTATTGACGGAGTTACTCCTTCTGGAGAAAAACAACTAGAAAAATTCTACTTTACTGGAGACGAGAATCGTACAGAATTTACTCTAACTTTCTTACCTGACCCAAGCCTTCTCAAGGTTTATGACGTTTATCGTGGTCAAGTTTATGTGGCTGAAGAAGGAGTATTCAGAATCAATGGTCAAGTAATTACCTTTGAACCTGATTTCTTTGACGATGCTGGAGAAGATATCTTACTTCGTTTTGAACAAATTGAAGGTAATGGTTTCGATAATTCTGACCAAAACGCTAACGCTATCGCAGCTATCCAAAGTCAATTAGTTGATATTGGAGATGAACTAGCTTCTATCTCGGACTCAATGATTTTACCTAAGATTGCAGTACCAAATACTAGTATTTCAGGTCGTGCTTTGATTCCAGACTTGAGCCAAGACTTACTGCCAAGACTTGGTAGAGAGATTCTTAAGGTTCAAAACCTTATAGAATTACCAAATGAGATTGGTCCTGGAGGAGAATCTGTATTCGGAGTAATCAACGATAAGTTTGACCAAATTAGATTTGTCGGTAATTGGGGAGCAACAAATTCCATTCATGGTCCTGCTGCATTCTCTGGGCAACAAAACTCTTTTGTAGAAATTACTTTCTGGGGAACTGGATTAAATGTTTATGGTTTTCCT